AGCGCAATCCCTGCTAAAAGCGTTGATTTGCCGTTTTTACGCCCCACTAAAAAGAATGATTCTTTATACCGCCGCAATCCCGTTGCCGGGTCTATCACGCCGAAAAGGGCCTCTATAAAGGCTTTCTGGAACAGTTCTAACCGTACCGGCATACCCGCCCATTCGCCTTTAGAGTGCTTGCAAAATCGCTCTATGAATTCTATGACGCGGGCGCTTCTGACAGGGTCAAGGATAAAAATATTGTTATTTATTTCTTCTATAAGGTTACTATACGCCTTTTTTAATCTTTTGCAAGCGGGTATCTCCCCGCTCTGAATAAGCCCGTTATACTCTGAAATATAGCTCATTTGTCCGCACCGTCAATAAAAGCGGCCAATTCGTCTATATCGCTCTGTTGCGCTTTCTTTGGCAGTAAATCCGTCAACTGTTTTATCAGCGCGGAATAGCGTTTGCATAGTACGTCATAGTTCCTCACTTCATTACCGCCTGATTCAAGTTTACGCTTGCATTCCCTTAACGGCTTTTTGAGGAATACTATCTCATCAATGAGATATTCGGCGGCTGTCTGCTTTTCTTCGGGTACAAGGTTCTTTATATCCTCTAACTTTATCTGGTCTTTCGTCTTTCTCATACTGTAGTCCCCCTATCTCGCTTCAATCTATTGATAAATTCTCACAAAATCATGGAGAGGAAAAGTAATCTCCTGGCTCGCTGTTGAATAATGTTTTATTTTGGCGGAAAGAGGGGGGAGTATATGACGTTTCCCTCCGCGTCAAATGAAATACCGTCCGCCGTCGCGCTTCCCGTTTCGTTATGTTCGGCGTTGTGACACGCTTTGCATAAACATTCGAGATTGTCCATGTTTAACGCTATTTCCGGCTGTCGAATATTCCATTTATCCAGATATATTTTATGATGTGCAATCTCCCCCACGTCGCCGCAACGCTCGCATATGTAATGCTTCGATTGCAAAAACACTTTTGATACACGCCGCCACGCGCGGCTGTTATAAAAACTATCGTTCATATGCTAACGCTTTCAAAAGGCTGTCAATGACACGCTTTAATTTATCAGTATCGGAGTTTTCGCCATAATACCATAGTTGCAGTATAAACCGCGCGGCCGTCTTTGCAAGCGGCGAAAACTCCCCGGCCGCCGCGTATCCGGCCGTGATTTCCAGATACGCCGGAATTGCCGCAAGCAACGCGGTTATTTGTCCGTCATTGTCCGCGCCGTCTATACGCAATACGTCCCGCGCTTCCTCTACCGTAAATATCGCGCTCATTCCGTTGTAACTGTCAGTTTCACAAACGCGCCCGGAATCAGGGGCTTGCCGTCCGCGACTGCCATTGCCCTATAATCAATCAACCCGCTTGTAAAACCGCTTTCCCGCGATACTTCAATCGCTATGCCCTCGGGTATGTTCACGCCGTAATACTTGAAATTACCGAATAATATAGTATCATCCGGTATAAAATCGTCAACTACTATCGGAAAACCGAAAAGGCGTACAACCGTATCGTTTTGCCTGTCATTGATAAAGATATAGTCTCCGATTGTCGTTTTAGTGCTGTACACACGATTATACAGCGTATGACTGGACATAGCGAATTTTGCGCCGTTAGCGTATCCCCTTTGCAAAAGGGATATGGCTTTCAATATATCATCCCCGCTGAATGTCGCGGTCGAAAAGCTGTTACCCGCGCCCCATGTAACGCCGGGTAATATCCCCATCGGCTGACCGCTCCCGGTTCCGCTGATTATAGCGTCCCCTAACGCCGCGTTGACGCTTTCGGTCAATTCCTCGACTATGTAACGCTCAAACGCCGCAATACTCATGCGTTTCGCCGCGACTGACAGAGAAAAGATTTTTAACAACTCATATCCTGAAAAATTAACCGGGTTCACGTCTGTTTTCTGCCTGTCAACCGCCGTCCCTTCCACATGCCATAACGCTTTGCCCGTAGGCGTTGCGACTGGAACGGTCACGTTTGACGGGATATTGAAAAGGCGTATCTCGCCGAATAAACCGCCCATTTGCCGCGCCTTTGATATTATTTCGTCCAGCGTGGTATCCGGCACAACCGCCGCCGAATCCGTGAGGGTATTAAACACGTCCGCGCGTTTTTCGGCTTTTACGGCGTTATATGCCCGCGTTTCCGTCGCTGTCAGGCTCTGCCCTAACATTGACTTGAAAAAGGCGCTTTTGTATTCCGTAACCGTAGTATCCGCGCCCCCGTCGAACGCCGCGCCCGTAATCGGGTTATAGTTTTGCAATCCCTTCACCTCTTTGTTCCGCGCATATACTGCCGTATCAGCATACGCCGGGAAATTAACCGCGCTGATTTCAAATATCCTGTCTATTTTCGTTATTGTCCGCGTGTTATTCTCGAAAATCTCCCCGCCGTCCGCGACAGAAAACATAAACGACATTTTCGTCAAATCGCCGCGTTTTACGGCTGTGTACACTTCACGCCCTTGTTCCGTTTCGGGCAATACCGCCTTGAATTCCAACCCCGCGCCCGTTGCGGTAAGCGTCATTGTTTTGGGGCTTCGCGCCAACGGAACGTCGGACATATTATGATTGCAACTGAATATAACGCCGTCCAGATTCACGCCGTCCAGCGCCCCGGCCCTCACTATTTCGGTGTATCCGTTTACATCGGCGGGCGTGTCGTATGGTATCGCTAACCCCTCAACTACTAACGGCGTTTCGCTCGCTCTGACTTCACATATCCGTGCTGTCACTGTTTTCCCCCTCTCCCTCTATTTCCTGATAAATGTCCGCTTTCGCGGCGTTTACATAGTTCAGGCTTTGGAGCCGTTTGTCTCCGTCTGGCATATCCGGCAATGACAGTATTTTTCGGGCCTCGTTTATGGTAAGCAATCCATATGGCAGCAGCTCCCTGAGCAGGGATATTCTGGTTTTGGCGCTGGAAAACTCTAACCGTTCCCCGCCAAAAATGATTTCCCTGCCAAACGCCCGTTCTCTGGGCGTAAATATCTTTCGCGTGAATTCAAGGCTCATTTGCAAGGCTAACGGCTCTATTACGCTTTCATAAAACGCCGCGAATTCATCCTCACTGTATTCGCCGGATACTATTTTTGCGGATATGTTCAAATATGCGTATATCTGATTTTGTACGGCGGTAAGTTGTGCCGTGTCAATGGTTACTGGATTTGTATTTATCGGCGTGTATGACAATTTCGCGTCTGTCATAGCAACCCCGCCGCTGTTTTTGATTTGTAAATAGTCGTTTACAAAAGCGTCTTTTACCTGTTTGAGTTTTTCATCACTCAAAACCATATCCGTTTTGAGAATCCCCCGGATTGTCACGCCGTTTTGTATAGCCGTTTTTATGCCCTCTGTTTGTGTGTGGGCTGTTTCCAGCGCGGGGAATAGCGCGGCGTTGTCGGTTCCTAAAAGCTCATTTTTTGCGAAATGCCGCCGTAAGTGTATCACATCCGCATAGGGGATTATAACACTTTCCCCGCCGCGAAAAAGAAAACTGCAATACAGCTTTTCCCCCGCCTGCAAAAACTCCACGCTGGACGGTGTGAGATTATACAACGCTGTCACGTTTTCGCTTTCGTCCCGGTTAATCAGGATAAAGGCGTTATTGTCGCAAAAATACGCCGTCGCCGCTTTATAAAGCAAGTCGTATGCGGTCATGTAGGGGTTAGGTTCTATCTGCAAAAGCCGGTCAAGCCGCTGTATAATGGGCGTTGTGCGCGGTTTCAGCTTTGCCGCGTGTTTCGATATAGCGTCAACCGCGCCGCGAAAAACCGCGTTTTCATAAGCCGCGCCGGAAAAGGCCGAAAAACCGGAACGCAGTTCCACAATACCCGCCGTTTTCTGGACTTTGGGCGCGGCGCGGGGCTTTAGCAGTCGAGTAATAAAACTCAATAAATCACCTTCCCATAATAATATAGCAGTGTAATACTAAAAGCACTAATAACATTTTCATGCGAAAACGGTATACTTCGGTTATATTAGCACTTGTACAACGTACCATTTATAATCGTGTTTTCACTCATTTTTGCGTTAGTAATATTTTACTGTTACCCGCGTTTTTCTGTCTTAACTGTTTTATAAAGCCTGATATTATGCGGTTTCTGTTCCATTATATGATTATACATCCGTTGTTATGCCTTGAATGACGCGCCTGTTATGTACCGAAAACGCAATATTTTGAAAACCATGTTTTGCACTTTTACAATAACCGTAAATTTCAGTGCATAACGATAAATGAATCTATAACGCCGTAAAACAAACGGATACATAATAAAAAACACGGTTGACATTTTAGCGCAAACGTGGTAAATTTTCAGTACGTAACAACTTGTTCGACATACTGATATTTACCGCGTATGCGCTTGTTTTGTCATTAGTGCTTTTAGTATCAGTATCCGGGTATTTATCGCGTTGCGCTTGCATGATAAAGCCTGATTCTATGCGGATTTCTGTTTTAGTATATGTTGCTGTATTCGCCGTTATGCTGTATTTGCGTACTTGATATGCACTATAAATGCAAAAAAATGAGAATCGTGATTTTACCTTTTCGCAAAAAGAGTATATTTTAATACATAGCGTTTGTTGCGTCTTTCAAAACCGCCGGATGGACTTTGATATATTCGGCGGGCCTGCCCCCGGTTGCTACTTTTTCAATCCGTATATAGCCATGTTCCTCTAAAAATACAAGAATTTCGTCAAGGCGTTCCGTAACTCTAAACCGCGATTTTACGCCCTGCCACATCTTTTGCTTGCCTATTTGCGGCTGGCCGTAACGTTTTATCCGCCGCAATAAATATATAGCGTCATTGTTGCGCTGGTCGTCCCCGGCGAAAACCTTTTCCGCGTGTACGGCCAAACATTCCGCGACATTCACGGCGTTTTGCATGGTTTCTAAACTAATCGGAATATCGGCGGGTTCCTTGTTATCCTCGCAACATTGAAAAGCGTGGAATAGTCCCGCTATTCGGATTGACAGTCCGAACGCTTTCCCATTCCATGACTTGGCGCGTTCTAATCCGTCCTCTATGCGCTTTTCCGGCGTGTAAAAATACTGTTCCGCGTATGCGTCCGCCTCATCCGATAGTTCAATCTTTTTTGTTTCCTTCATTGCAACGGTCTTTTTCAGTGCGTAAAAAACTGATTTATCATACTGCTTGCTAATCGGCGGCGCGTCCGATTTCGCTTTCCGCGTCCCCGCTCTGGCGGCGGGATACGCAAATACAATACGCCCGGTCAGGCCCTTGCCGGTGTTTTCTTCGTCAAGAAGCACGTTCTCTATTATGTACGGTTGTACGCAAACGGCCAAAGATAACGCCGGGGAATGTAATATTTCGGGCTCGCGGCTCTTTCGGTGTACGCTGATATAATCACCGCTATGCCCTTTCAAGTATATCTCTATATCATCCCCGCCTTGCCTGTATCGGCCTTTCATGTTGCTGAACACGCCGCCCTCGCCGCTTGCTACAAACATTCTTTCGCCGTTCTGGACTAAAAGCGTTATTAACGCCTCTGACGTTGTGTCGTCCGCAATGATAGTCAACGGGAATATAGGCGTAAAATTGTCATAGGCTATTTGCGCCTCGGTCAGTTCTTCCCGCCGCTGTTCCGTTCCGTCTAGGTTGCTTTCGGCACGGGAAAGGGCCGCTTTCAGGTTTTTACGCTTTGCCTCGTTTATTGATATTTCGTCTTTATGCTCGGCGTTGTAAGCGTTCTGGAATTTGTGAAACGGTGAGATTATATGCCGTATCACTTCACTTTTTCTTTCCGCCGGCGGGCTGATTGCAACGGCGTATACTGATAATTGCTCGATATTTTTGTTGATAGACTGCACGCAATATTTTTTCTGGAATACCGCGCCTAACG